AATGTGGTTACAGGAAATATGGTAAATATGATTAAGTCCGGAATTATAGATCCTCTTCTGGTTACTAAAAGCGCTTTGTTAAATGCAGCTTCTGTGGCTACTACTATTTTATCAACTGACTGTGTAATCAATAATTTACGTGTAGATGAAGGCGGTAGGTAATAATTTAGTTATAAAAACAAAACCTATAAAGAATAAAGAAACGCAAACTGGTTTGTTGTTGTCTGTTCAAGATAGGGAAGATATTAGATATAATTTAGCTACAGTAGTTTCAGTAAGTGATGCTATAGATTATATTAAAAAAGATGATACTATATACTACGACAGGCACGCTGGTAGTACAGTAGAGATAGATGATAACGAATATAAGGTTATCAAAATACAAGATGTTGTAATTGTTTTATGAGACTAGACTCTAGTGATATTAAAAGTTTAAACCTTTTAAAGCATTACAGAATAATACGTAAGTGGGCCTGTAAAAACAACGGGCTCACTGACGCTGATCTAGAACTTTTAATATTTTTAGACTGTACAGATCTTTTTACTAAAAAAGATTTTGAAATGGGTTGTTACTCTTACAGTTGGGATAACCGTAGGTGGAATAGATTATTAAAAGAAAACTGGATAGTTGTTTGGAGAAAACAAAACAGAACGACACAAAAGTATAATATATATAAAGTTTCGTTTAAAGCTAAACAACTTATACAGCGCATGTATAAAATAATGCTAGGTGAAGAGGATATACCTGTAAGCACTAGAAGAAATAAAATAATGAAAGGTAAAAGTTATATGGACAAAGTGCTTATAACCTCTATCAAAAACGTAAACAACGATAAAGAAAGGTAATATGTATAAGAAAAAAGATGGCATGCCGATGACGGGGCAAGTAGGTATGAACTCAGTGTTTGGTGGTCCTAGGCAATTAGATGTAGACTCATTGCAATATCCTTACTCAGGAGCAATGACACGTATGGATCAAGGTGCTATAGACAAAGCAAACGAAATGTTCGGACCGCTAGCAATGCGTCAGCATGGTATGAATATGTCTGGACCATTAAATAAAATGTTACCATCACCTGAAGAAAATCCAGGCGTTAACAAATTACCTAGTGGTGTTCAAAAGAAAATGGGTTATACAGAAGACAGCTCTGGTGATCCGCTTATGATAACACCTACTTTTAACAGAGAATATAAACCTTTAGATACTTCAGCTATTGGACAAACAATGAATTATTCTGACGCGTTTAAATCTGGTGCTTTTGCTACTGAAGCTGAAAATACTACCGCAGCTCAAAACACAAATGAACAACCTGAAGGAGTACAAACTTATGAAGACGCTATGGCAGTTACAACGCGACCAACTGGTGAGACACCTCAAAGTCTTAGAAAGGATGAGCGCACTAGAAACACTAAAGATAGAATAGCTAGAAGAGATGCTAGAAAAAAAGAAAGAGGTGGAGGTACTAGAGTTGGTAATTTTTTAAGAAACACATTTAATTAATAATTATGGATCACAAAATAAGTAAATTACTTGGTAAGCCTTCGCTAGAAGGACAAGTTGGAGAATCACACGTTTGGGACGGGCCACTAGATACTACTGGTTTTCCAATGGGTCAAGGTAGTAGTAGAGGTATTACAGGTATGCAAGTTAAAAAATATCCTTGTAGCTATAAAGCTGGACCTATCACTCAAATAGCTAGAGGCAAATAAGATGAGTCTTAACGATTTAAAATTATACGCTATTAATACAACCACGCTTGGTGTAACTACATTTGCACAAATAGAAATGAGTTTAAAAGTATTACTTTTGATAGTAACTATTGGTTACACTTTGTCTAAATGGATTCAGCTTAAAAATAAAAAATAATGTTTAAGTATTTTACTTACGAAGAGTTCGATTCGCCTGACGTACAAGGTAGCGGGCAGATGATGAGTAAAAAGCTTATAAGCATATTAGATAGTATAAGAGAAGAATTAGGTACGCCTTTACGTATAACATCTGGTTACCGAACGCCTTCACATAACGAAGCTGTAGGTGGAACAAGTAAGTCGTCTCATTTAAAAGGACTTGCTGTAGATATAGCTTGCAGCAAAAGTAAAGAACGTTTCTCTTTAATTAGAGAATTATTGGAACACGGTGTAGACCGTATAGGTATTGGTGATACTTTTATTCACGCTGATATAGACGATGATAAATCACCTAATGTAATTTGGACATATGGCAACTGATAAGAAAACACTTAAGTGTAACAAACCTCGGCGAACGCCAGATCATAAAACTAAATCACATGTAGTTAAAGCTTGCGAAGGTGGTTTAGAAAAAATTATACGATTTGGTCAACAAGGTGTTAGCACAGCTGGTAAAAAAACAGATGCTAAGTCTAAAGCGCGTAGAGCTAGTTTTAAAGCTCGCCACGCTAAGAACATTAAAAAAGGAAAAATGTCTGCTGCATATTGGGCTGACAAAGTAAAATGGTAATTATGGAAAAAGGACACTACGGCCACTATACTGGCAACGCAAGACACTCACAAACTCCTGTAACAAAATACAATTACAAGGCTACAGAAAGAGACGACGCTGCTCATATAAGTTATTTAAAGCAAGACGTTAATTATGATGCTAAGCATGGTGGTAGCGATAAGCAAATGACTAATGACGAAAAGCATATATCTAAACTAGCTGGAGATATGAAGTACGATAAAAAACATCATAGTTAATAATTAAATATAATATAATGAAATCAAGAGGATTTGGAGATGACGTTGAAAAGTTTACAACAGCAACTGGTATTAAAAGTATGGTAGATACTATTTCAAAAGGTTTAAACGTACCCTGCGGATGCCAAGCTCGTAAAAACAAACTCAACCAAATGTTTCCGTATAATAATAAATAATGTCGTTTAAATTAGATAACCCACCTTACGTTATTGATAACACGCCGCTGTATCATACTCATTTAGAAGATGGTGTACTAGGCAAAGCCCTTAATAATGGTAGTATACTTATGAATAAAGATATAAAAGATCCTATTCAGTATAAACAAGTGTTAGCGCACGAGATGGGTCATATGCACCAAATAAAAAATGGTGATCTAAATTATGATGATGAAAATGTTTATTATAAAGGAAAAACATATTCAAGAAGCAATATGAAAGAAGGTAGCAGCGCATTACCTTGGGAGGCATTCGCAAATGAATACGCTAAAAAAAATACATAAACTAAAACAAATATTATGCCTAAAATGAAACCTGGTAAAGATCAAGGCAATGCGGCTTTACCAAAACTTGGATCGCCTTGGACTTCTAAACATAGTCAAGATTTATTAAAATATAATGCCGTTGATGATCACGCCGCGCACCCAATGAGTATGCGAGGGCCTTTAGACAAGCATCACCCTATGAAAAAGTATGGTGATCCTATGAAAAAATATGGACCATTATCATCACACGGACCAGGTGGTTCACATCCAACTACAACATTGTCAAATGCACGAGCGTCTGACGAAGACTACGAAGTAGTTCCAGGATATCAAAAAAGACTTGGTGGTGAATTACCAGAAGTTGTTGTAACTGCGCCTGCTCAAACAAACAAACAAAAGCGCAAAGCAAAAAGAGAGGCTAGAAGAAATACTTACTCTAAAGCTGGAAATTTGTTAAGAGGAATAAATCCTTTTAGCACGAAGCATAAAAGAGTTAGAGCTAGAACTCGTTTAGGTCAAGATAGATTATTTTAATATGAAAAAAATTCTTCAATTTATAACTGGAGGTCTCATCAAAGATATAGGTAAAGTAATAGATGATCTAGTAACTACAGATGAAGAAAGACTCGAGGCTAAACTAAAAGTTGAAGAGCTGCTAGAGCAAGCAGACAAAGATGCTCAAGACCAGGTAACAGCAAGATGGGAGTCGGATATGAAGTCCGATTCCTTCTTGTCTAAAAATATAAGGCCCATGGTTCTTATATACCTTACCTTTATATTTTCTGTATTAGCATTTTTTGATGGTAACATAGGAGAGTTTTCAATAGCAGAGGATTATATACCTATATTCCAGTCGCTATTAATAACTGTGTATGGCGCTTATTTTGTAGGTCGTACGTGGGAAAAAGGTAAAAAAATAAGTAATAATAAAGATAACTAGTTAAATATATATTAATTAAATTAAATCAAATGAGTAAAGTTAAAAGTATAGAGAAAAAAGTAACTGAAGATCAATTAAAAACAATTGTAGATCAGCAGAATAAAGTAGGGCAATTGCTTAAGCAGATTGGCTACGTAGAAAACGATAAGCATCAACTACTACACGAGTATGCTGGTGTTATTCAAGAAGTAGAAGCTTTTAAAAAAGAGCTTGAAAATGAATATGGAGCTGTAAATATTGACATCGCTACTGGAGTAATAACTCCTATTGAAACAAAAGAAGCGGAGTAAAATGTTAAACGTTATAAGAAAAATCAGTATAGGCTCTGATTATAAAAATGATGCTATGCACTATTCTGTAGGCCAAGAGGTTTACGGTGGTCATAAGATTTCTCATATTATATTTCAAGAGTCAGATAATTCTTATAACATACATATTAAAAAAAACAACGAGGTATTGCCATGGAAGAAATTTAATTCTAACATGGCTATATCTCTTGAGTATGATTTAGAATATTAATGAAAAGTATTTTTCAATTTATTGTTAAACCTATAGGTAATAGATATAACAATGAAATAAACATTGAAGATAAAGCGCTTATCATTAACGCTGGTATTGAAGATCACAAGTTTGTAAATAGACTTGCTGAAGTTATAGAAGTTCCAGCCGCTATAAAAACCCCTATAAAAAAAGGTGATAAAGTAATAGTTCACTTTAATCTTTTTAGAAGATGGTACGATATTAAGGGTAATGAAAAAAATAGCAATAAGTATTTTAAAGATGATATGTATTTTGCAAGTTCTGAACAAATATATATGTACCAAAAACAAAACAAATGGTCTACAAATTCTGACTATTGTTTTGTAAAACCTATTTTAGAAACTTCTAATTTAAAGGGCGATAAATTAAAAAGCCTACGTGGTATACTAAAATATGGTAATAGTTCTTTAGAAGCCATGGGAGTTAATCCTGGAGACTATGTAGGGTTTAAACCCGGCAGTGAGTTTGAGTTTGTGGTTAATAAAGAACTTTTTTATTGTATGAAATCAAATGATATTGTTGTTAAACATGAACGTAAAGGAAACGAAACAGAATATAATCCAAGCTGGGCAGAGAGCAGTAGAGGAATTAATTAAGGTAGCTAAAGAAGCTATTGTTGATTCTGATGATGACATCTCAGCTGATCGTTTAAAAAACGCAGCTGCTACAAAAAAGCTAGCTATATTCGATGCTTTCGAAATACTTAATCGTATTGAAGAGGAAAAAGCTTTACTTAACGGTTCTAAAGAAACAAAAGCAAAATCATTTAAAGGCTTTGCTGAAGGTAGATCAAAATGAGTTATGAACAAACACTTGTAAAAATACTACCTGAATATATAAAGCCTAAGGTTTTAAAAAGAAATAACAAGTATAAAAAATGGAAATACGGCTATGACAAAGAGCATGATGTTATAGTTATAAGTAACACAGGTGAAATAGGTGATGTATACGAGATACAAAATTTAAAAATAGCATTACCAAAACAAAACAATATACACACTTTTAATAATGACAAGTGGAATAGGTTAGAATATCCTAAAGATCTTGATAAAATAAAAAGTGTATTTGAATGGAATCAAAAGCCTGAATATTTTAAAGAGCTTTGGTATGATTACATTGATAGTGAATTTTATAAAAGAGAACAAGGTTTTTGGTTCTATAATAAAGGCGTGGCTACTTACATTACTGGTACTCACTATATGTACTTGCAGTGGTCCAAGATTGATGTTGGGGCAGCAGATTTTAGGGAATCAAACAGATTATTCTTTATATTCTGGGAAGCTTGTAAAGCAGACTCAAGATCATATGGTATGTGCTACCTTAAAAATAGAAGGTCTGGTTTTTCATTCATGGCATCAGGTGAAACAGTCAACCTCGCTACGATATCAAGCGATGCAAGATTCGGTATCTTATCAAAATCAGGGGCTGATGCTAAAAAAATGTTTACCGATAAAGTCGTACCGATCTCTATCAACTATCCGTTCTTCTTTCGACCCATACAAGACGGTATGGACCGGCCAAAAACGGAACTTGCTTATAGAATCCCCGCGTCAAAACTTACCAGGCGTAAACTTGATCAAGGCGAAAACCCCGAAGAATTAGAAGGACTTGATACTACTATTGACTGGAAAAATACAGGTGATAACAGTTATGATGGTGAAAAACTAAAGCTGTTAGTGCATGATGAATCCGGTAAATGGGAAAGACCTGATAATATATTAAACAACTGGAGGGTTACAAAAACCACACTGCGATTAGGTAGTAGAGTTGTAGGTAAATGTATGATGGGTTCAACTAGTAACTCTTTAGATAAAGGTGGTGAAAACTTTAAAAAACTTTATTATGATTCAGACGTTACAAAAAGAAACCGCAATGGACAGACTAAGTCAGGATTATATAGTTTGTTCATACCTATGGAGTGGAACTACGAAGGATTCATTGATACTTATGGAGTACCTGTATTCGACACGCCAGAAAAAGAAGTTGAAGGGCCTTATGGCGAGATCATTGACCAAGGTGTAATAGAGCATTGGCAAAATGAAGTAGATGGTTTAAAGACAGATCAAGACGGGTTAAATGAATATTACCGTCAGTTTCCTCGTACGGAGCAACACGCTTTTAGAGATGAAGCTAAAGAATCTTTATTTAATCTAACTAAAATATACGAGCAAATAGATAACAATGAAGAAGCTAGATATTCTTCTTTATTAACTAGAGGAAATTTTCAGTGGCGTAACGGTGTTAAAGATACAGTTGTAGAGTTTACACCAAACAAAAACGGTAGGTTTTTAATATCGTGGGTACCACCTGTTAATTTACAAAACCGTGTAATAATAAAAGATGGAGTTAAATATCCTGGTAATGAACATATCGGTGCTTTTGGTTGTGACTCTTATGATATATCAGGAACAGTAGATGGTAAAGGATCTAAAGGGTCTTTACACGGTCTTACAAAGTTTAGCATGGAAAACGCTCCTGCTAATAGATTTTTTTTAGAATATATAGCTAGACCTCAAACGGCTGAGATATTTTTTGAAGATGTATTAATGGCATTAGCTTTTTATGGCATGCCAATACTTGCGGAAAACAATAAGCCAAGGCTATTGTATTATTTAAAAAGAAGAGGTTATAGGAGATTCTCTATGAATAGACCAGACAAGGTTTGGAACAAACTATCTGTAGCTGAAAAAGAAATAGGTGGAATACCTAACTCCTCAGAAGATATTAAGCAGGCTCACGCTGCTGCTATAGAATATTATATAGAAACATTTGTGGGTAATTTAGAAAATGGATATGGTGATATGTATTTTCAAGAAACATTAGAAGATTGGGCCAAATTTAATATAAACAATAGGACAAAGCACGATGCTTCAATAAGCTCTGGCTTAGCTATTATGGCTTGTAACAAAAACAAATATACTCCAGTTGCTCAAAGAAGAAACAATCCTGTTTCGTTAAACTTTGGAAAATACAACAACGACGGGTCTAGTTCAAAAATAATAAAATAAATAAATGGTTTATACTAACTACAATAGTTCATTTCCAGATCAGGTAGTACCTGTAGCGGTTAAGGATTCTTACGATTATGGATTACAAGTAGGTAATGCCGTAGAGAACGAGTGGTTTAGAAGCAACCGCGGTGGGTTAGAAAGATTCACAGCTAACTTTCAAAACTATAACCGTTTAAAGTTATACGCTAGGGGTGAGCAGTCTGTACAAAAATACAAAGATGAATTAGCTATAAACGGTGATTTGTCTTATTTAAATTTAGACTGGAAGCCAGTACCTGTATTGTCCAAGTTTGTAGACATTGTTGTTAATGGTATGACTGATAAAGGTTATAAGATAAATTCTTTTGCTCAAGATCCATTTGCTTTAAAACAAAGAACTGATTTTGCCTTTGCTGCTTTACGTGATATAGAAAACAAAGATCTTATAGAAGAATTAGGCGCAGCAACAGGTAAAAACTTTTATGCAACTCCAAAACCTGAAGAATTACCAGGTAATCAAGATGAGCTAGATCTTTATATGCAGCTTAACTATAAGCAGAGTATTGAAATAGCAGAAGAAGAATTAATATCTAATGTTCTTGATTATAATAGATACGAAGAAACAAAAAGACAAATAGCTTATGATTTAGCCGTGCTAGGTATAGGCGCTGTTAAAACAAATTTTAATAAGTCAGAAGGTATAACAGTAGAGCATGTTGATCCTGCTAGCTTAGTTTATTCTTATACAGAAGATCCTAATTTTGAGGATATATACTATGTAGGTGAAGTAAAAAGCATGTCATTATCAGAGGTTAAACGTCAGTTTCCAGACTTAACACCTGATCAACTAGAAGAGATACAGCAATATCCAGGTAGTACTAACTACACTTTAAATTGGTGGGGACAAGATCAAAGAGATCAAGTTCAAGTTTTGTTTTTTGAATATAAAACTTATCACGATCAAGTATTCAAACTAAAAAGAACAGAGCAGGGTCTTGAAAAAATTATAGAAAAAGACGACACGTTTGATCCACCTGAAAATGATAACTTTGATAGAGTACATAGAGCTATAGAAGTTTTATACACAGGCGCTAAAATTCTAGGTATGAATAATATGCTAGAGTGGAAGTTGTCAGAGAATATGTCTAGACCTTATGGTGATACTACTAGAGTTAATATGAATTATGTTATATCAGCTCCACGTATGTACAAAGGTCGTATTGATTCTTTAGTAAATAGAGTTACTGGCTTTGCTGATATGATACAGCTAACGCATTTAAAGCTGCAGCAAGTGATGTCGCGTATGGTGCCTGATGGTGTTTATGTTGATGTTGATGGTTTAGCAGAAGTAGATCTTGGCAACGGTACTAGTTATAATCCACAAGAAGCTTTGAATATGTACTTCCAAACTGGTAGTATTGTAGGTAGAAGTTTAACACAAGATGGTGATGGTAACAGAGGTAAAGTACCAATTCAAGAGTTACAAAGCTCTAATGGTATGGCTAAGATATCTTCACTAACACAAACGTACCAGTATTATTTACAAATGATACGTGACGTAACCGGGCTTAATGAGGCTAGAGACGGTAGTCAACCTTCTAAAGATGCTTTAGTTGGTTTACAAAAACTAGCAGCTGCTAATTCTAATACAGCGACAAAACACATATTACAATCTTTAATGTATTTAACTGTTAGAGCTGCTGAAAATATAAGCTTAAGAGCTGCTGATGCTTTAGCATTTCCATTAACAAAACAAACTTTAATGGGTAGTATAAATCAATTCAACACAGCTACTCTTGAGGAAGTCGATAAGCTTAGCATGCACGAGTTTGGTATATTTTTAGATTTAGAACCTGACGAAGAGGAACAAAATAAGTTAGAACAAAATATACAAATAGCATTACAGTCTGGAAATATAGGTCTTGAAGACGCTATAGATATTAGAGAAATACGTAATATTAAATTAGCCAATCAATATTTAAAGTTTAAACAAAAAGAAAAGCAAGAAAAGAAAAGAGCTGAACAGTTAGAGAATATACAAGCTCAAGCTCAAGCTAATGCGCAGTCTGCTGAAAAAGCCGCTATGGCTGATGTTCAAAAAGAACAAGCCCTTGCCCAGACTAAGGTTCAAATAGAGCAAGCTAAAACTGAGTTTGAAATAAAGAAAATGGAACAAGAAGCTTTAATTAAAAAGCAATTAATGGCTGAAGAGTTTGATTACAACATGAAGCTTGCTCAAATGAGAGCTCAAGTAGATAAACAAAAAGAAGCTGATATAGAAGATCGTAAAGACGAGCGCGCTAGAATCATAGGCACGCAACAATCAGAAATGATTTCGCAACGTCAAAACGATGAACTACCTAAAAACTTTGAGTCATCAGGATTTGACTCGTTAGGAGGATTTGGACTTGAACAGTTTGAACCTCGTTGAAAATAAAATCCTTTAATTTTATACTATTATATTATGTCAACAGAAGTAAAACAAGAAGGGGAATTTAAAGTAAAAAAACCTTCAAAGCCTAAAAATTTAGGTCAAACAAATAATGAAACTATTAAAGTAGATTTAACATCGCCGGAAGCTACTGGTGAGATTAAACCAGAAATTACTAAAGTAGTAATAAAAGAAGAAGACGATGCCGTTCAAGCACAGGAGACAAATGATAGCGATGCTATTGTCGAAGAACCAAAAGACAGTGGCGACAGCGAAACAGTGGTTGAAGAAATACGGGCCACCGAAGAAGAAGTAGATTCTCCTTTACAGGAAATAACAGAAGAAGAGGAGCAAGAGGTAAAAGAGATAGAACAAGAAGTGCAACAAGCTAAAGCAGATGAGCAAGTTCTAGGAAAACCTTTACCAGAAAATATTGAAAAGCTAGTTTCTTTTATGGAAGAAACAGGCGGAACTGTAGAAGATTACGTTAGATTAAATAAAGATTACTCTAACATAGATAACACAAGTTTGCTTAGAGAGTATTATAGGCAAACCAAACCTCATTTAGACGCTGAAGATATTAGTATTCTTTTAGAAGACTTTACTTATGATGAAGATCTAGATGATGAAAAACAAATACGTAAAACAAAAATTGCGTTTAAAGAAGAAATTGGAAAAGCCAAAAAGTTTTTAGATGGGCTTAAGGGTAAGTATTACGAAGAGATCAAGTTGAGACCTGGCGTAACCCAAGAGCAGAAAAAAGCTATGGAGTTTTTCAATCAGTACAATGAAGAGCAAAATGCTATGAAGCAAAAGCATGAGCGTTTTAAAATGAATACAAGTAAACTATTTAATAATGAATTCAAAGGTTTTGATTTCAAAGTTTCTGATAAAAAGTTTAGATATTCTGTAAAAAACACTGATCAAACAGCTGAAGTGCAATCTGATATTAGTAACTTTGTCAAGACGTTCTTAGACAAAAACGGTGAAGTTTCAGATCACAAAGGCTATCATAAAGCTTTATATGCAGCGAGGAATCCCGACGCTCTAGCAACTCACTTTTATGAACAAGGCAAAGCTGATGCTATAAAAAATCAGTTAGCTAAGTCTCGTAATATAAGTACAGAACCTCGCAAGACGGCGAGTGGTGATGTATTTGTTAACGGTTTAAAAGTAAGGGCTATATCTGGGGCTGACTCTAATAAATTAAAAGTAAAAACAAAACGATTTAATTAATTTTAAAATTTAACATTATGCCAGTAGTAGAAGCGTTTGGTTCAATTAAACCAAGCCAAAAACAACAAGTGCTAATTGACAATTATTTAAGCTTCAACGATGGAAGTGGAAATGATTTCGCTCAGCAGTACTTACCAGAAATTTATGAACAAGAAGTAGAGCGTTACGGAAATCGTACGTTGTCAGGTTTCTTACGAATGGTTGGAGCAGAAATGCCCATGACATCTGATCAAGTTATTTGGTCTGAACAAAACCGTTTGCACGTAGCTTACAATGACGTATCATGTACAGGCGCTGCTACATTAACATTTGCACTAGACGCAGCGGCAGGTAAAGACTTTGTCGGAAACGTTATTTCAGCAAATGACACTATTGTAATTATGGATCCAGCTAGTGGAGCTGAATTAAAAGCATTAGTAGAAATTAGCGCTGACACATCAGCTACATTAGCTACACTAACAGTTAAGCCTTATACTCAACAAGATCTTGTTGCTGGTGGTGGTGCTGCTGGTGAAGTAGATTTTACAGGTTTAACAACTCTTAAAATCTTTGTATATGGTTCTGAATTTAAGAAAGGAACAGCTGATGGGCGTGAGCGTTCAATCACTCCTTCTTTTACTCAGTTTTCTAACTCACCTATTATCATTAAAGATAAATACGAAATCAATGGTTCTGACACAGCTCAGATCGGGTGGGTTGAAGTAGCTACTGAAGATGGTACATCAGGTTTCCTATGGTATCTAAAAGCAGAGTCTGAAACACGTCTACGCTTTGAAGATTACCTAGAAATGGCTTTAGTTGAAGGTGAAAAAGTAAGTGGAACATCTACGCTAGGAGCTGGAACTGTAGGTTATAAAGGAACTGAAGGTTTATTCTCAGCTATTGCTGGTCGTGGTAACACAATCAACAACTTTACCGGAGCAAATGGTAGTTTAGCAGATTTTGATAGTATTTTGAAAAATCTTGACACTCAAGGTGCCATTGAAGAAAACATGTTGTTTGTTGATAGAGGATTAGCTCTTGAAATAGACGATATGCTAGGTGGAATATCTGACGGTGGTCAAGGTGGTACTGCTTATGGTTTATTTGAAAACTCTGAAGAAATGGCATTGAACCTTGGGTTCAGTGGTTTCCGCAGAGGTTCTTATGACTTTTATAAGACTGACTGGAAATATCTAAACGACGCATCAACTCGTGGAGCTGTTGCTGTTTCTGGTATTGAAGGAGTTCTTATTCCAGCGGGTACATCAACAGTGTATGATCAAATTTTAGGAACAAACATCCGTCGTCCATTCTTGCACGTACGATATAGAGCATCACAAGCTGATGATCGTCGTATGAAGTCTTGGATTACAGGATCTGTAGGTGGTGCTTACACTTCTGCGCTTGACGCAATGCAAGTACACTTCTTATCTGAAAGATGTTTAGTTACTCAAGGTGCTAACAACTTCGTGTTGTTCACAGCATCTGCATAACCTCATAGGTAGTATTTACCCCCTGATAAAACGTCAGGGGGTAATACTTACCTTTATTAATTATTTAATTTTATTATATCATGGCAAAAAAAGCTGTAGCAGAAGAAACAATTGAGGTTGCACCTCAAAAAGTCGAAAAGACAATAGTTAAAAAACCAACAAAACCTAGTTGGGAAATAAAAGATAGAACATATCTATTAAAAGGTGGTAAACAACCATTAACTTATATGATGCAAGGTAGACACTCTCGTAGGTTTCCTTTATTGTGGTTTGATACTGATACAAACGAGCAAAGGGAATTGCGTTACGCTACCAACATGAACAGTCCTTTTAGAGACGAACAAAAAGGAGAGGCTACACTAGGTCATATTATGTTTCAAAATGGAGTGCTTACAGTACCTAAAGAAAAACAAAACTTGCAAAAGCTATTATCGTTATATCACCCTAAAAGGAATGTTATATATTATGAGTTTGATCAAGTTGAAGTGGCTAAAGATGAATTAGAAGATTTAGAGTGGGAATTAGAAGCTTTAAACCTAGCTAAAAACATAGACATAGACCACGCTGAAGCTATACTTAGAGTCGAGCTTGGTAGTAAAGTAGGAACAATGAGTTCTAAAGAAATAAAAAGAGATGTAATGTTGTTTGCTAAGAAAAACGCTATATTGTTTTTAAATTTAGCAAATGATGAAAATGTAGAGCTTAGAAACTTTGCTATTAAAGCATCAGAAGCTAATATAATTTATTTAGCACCAGACCAAAAAAGTATACATTGGTCTTCAAATAATAAAAAGTTAATGGTAGTACCTTTTGACGAAAATCCTTATAGTGCATTTGCATCATATTTAAAAACAGATGAAGGTGTAGATGTTTATAAATCAATCGAGAAAAAACTAAATTAACCTGTAACAATAGTAATGAGGCGGTTCGCCGCCTCTTTATTATAATAAAAAAATAAAAATGGCAGTAAACGTAAATACGGTATATCAAACTGTGTTACTAATACTAAACAAAGAACAGCGAGGTTATATGACCCCAACTGAGTTTAACAACGTAGCAACGCAAGTGCAGCTTGAAATATTCGAAAAATATTTTGAAGATTTAAATCAACAAGTAAGGGTACCGCAAACAAATACGGATTACGCTAATAGACCAGAAAACATAGACGAAAAAATGTCTATATTTAGAACTTCAGGTAATTGTAACTACAATATATCTGGAAGATTTTTTAATCTACCTACGGTAGATTTTTCTGGTAATACTATATCTTCAACACAAAATTCACCAGATGAGTCAGGCTTTTATATGCTTGGCAATGTTGTTTTAAATAATGAAACAGAGTTTCAAAGAGTAGATAGAACAACATTTTACTACACAAACAAATCAGGTTTAACTAAACCATCAAAATATTTTCCAATATATCTATTAGAAAGCAATAGAATATTTGTAAGACCAGCAGATATAGCAACCAACGTAAGTGTTGATTTTATACGCAAACCTAAAAGTGTTGTATGGGGTTTTAATGCTGGTGGTGTTGGTCAATACATATGGAATAAAACACCTTATTCAAATAGTAATCCAACGGGTTCTATAAACTTCGAGTTGCATGAATCAGAGCAAACTGATATTGTTATGAAAATATTATTGTACGCTGGTATAATAATAAGAGATCCTCAAATAGTACAAGCCGCGGCTTCACAGGTTCAAGCTGAAGAAGTTAACGAAAAAAGTTAAATAAATTATGCCAATAACAAATACTCCTAACGGTGGTTTAATAGAAGAAACTAACCAACAGTATTACGCAGGTTCGCAGACTATAATATCTACAGCTAATCAAAGTGTTTTTAACTATACGTTTGATACTGAGTTAGATTTTAGAAATGCAGATCCAGGATCAACAGATTATGCTTTAAATAATTTTAAACTATACGTTAGTTCTAACGGCGCTCCTGATTCTTTTGAAGAATTTATACCTAGCAGTTCTTTATTTATACCTTATACAGTTTCTAACAACACTATAACGGTTTTAGCTAGCGATGGATCAACATTAAACACTGGTACCTATCTAGTAGTTCAATTAAAAAGTAGACGTGGTGGAAGTTTTGGAGATAGAGATGCTTATGGATCTACCGTTGAAGAAAATTATGGAAGCTATGAGTATGTAAAAATAGTTGATGTAGTGAATAATTTTTTACTAGCGTATGTAGGTGAAGGCAAATTAATATCTAATGTAAAAAGAACAGATGTTATATTTCACGCTAAACGTGCTATACAAGAGTTTAGCTTTGATACTTTAAAAGTTGTAAAATCCCAAGAATTAACAGTGCCTATTGGGTTGAGCATGCCACTACCTCAAGACTATATAAATCTTGTAGCGGTTTCTCGCATTGATAATCAAGGTGTTAAACACCCTATATATCCTACTGACTTAAGTATTAGACCTCAACAAACACTTATACAGGATAACGATGGTATACCTGTTCAAGACAATCAAGGAACAAATACGCAGGGTAGTCCTTCTAAAACAAACGAACGTTGGGATAATAACCAAATAAAAAGCAGAGAAGAACTTTATGATTACTGGGTAGGTTTAGGTTACCAAAATGGTGACTGGCCTCAAGGTTGGGGATATCCAGGGCAACAATATGGTCTTGACACTACGTTAGCAAACATTAATGGTTATTACATGATAGACCAGGCATTTGGCAAAATATCTTTCTCTAACGATCTCACAGAGTCTCTTATAGTATTAGAGTATATATCAGATGGCTTAGCGTATGAAGAAGATATGAAGATACCTAAAATGGCTGAAGAGGCTATGTACGCACATATATCACACGCTATAGTAGCTAGTAGAATAGGTCAACCAGAGTATATAGTACAAAGATTAAAAAGAGAGCGTAGCGCTAAGCTTAGAAACGCTAAGCTAAGGTTATCTAATATAAAACCTATAGATATCATACAAGCTTTTAGAGGCAAATCTAAATGGATAAAACACTAGAATTAAATGGCTGAAGTTAAAAACGCTTTTATTAAATCTAAAATGAATCAAGACTTGGATGCTAGATTGCTTCCAAGCGGCGAGTATAGAGAAGGATTTAATATACAGGTTAGTAAATCAGAAGGTCCTGACGTTGGAGCGTTAGAGAACGTGCTTGGTAATCAAATGCTAGCGACAAGTCAACAAGACTTGGAACAATTAACAGGGCTTTCAACTATAATCATAATAGGTGCTTATGTTGATAAAAGTAGTGATACTTTATTTTTATTCATAACAGACAATACTGGTAGTGAAAAATATAATCCTAATGCTAATAACTTTGTATATTCTTTTAATGTAACAAGTGAATTATATACTAGATTATTAACTGGTAATTTTTTAAATTTCCACGTCAACTACCCAATTATTGGTATTAATCTTTTAGAAAATTTATTGTTTTTTACAGACAACAGAAACCAACCAAGAAAAATAAACATAAATAATATAAAGGCTGGTAGTAATGATTCTTTATATTATACTAATGAAGATCAAATATCTGTAGCTAAATATAACCCTTATCAAGCTATAAATTTATATAAGTATCAAAAAGATCCTGTACCTTATGGAGGTGAAGGTTTTGTAACTACAATGCAGGATGTTGTTAGTGAAAAACTACCTGATGGTACTACTGATAATCCTTACTATAACGAAAAGTACCCTGGTGATGAAGATTTTTTACAAGATAAATTTGTTAGATTTGGTTATAGATTTAAATTTGAAGATGGTGAATACTCTGTATTTTCTACGTTTACACAAGAAGCTTTTATACCTCAACAAGATGGTTATTTTTTAGGTAACACGCAATATACTTCAGACCCAAACATTACTGATGACGAAGGTAACACATATAGAAGCGGTGAAGTTTCTTTTATGATTAACAAGGCTAATCAAATAGAACTAATAATTCCTCTTGAGTCTGAAAGTTTTATTGAAGCTCAAAATATTGTTGAAGTAGATATTCTTTATAAAGAATCAGATGGACTTGCCGTGCAAGTTGTAGATACATTAGATTTAAGTTATATCAATAAACAAAGAGAAGTATCTCCTGGAGTTTTTGAATATATAAATAAAAAAGAATACGCTGGTAATTGGTTTTTGCAATATACTTATCAAGGTAGAAAACCTTATAAAACATTACCAGAAAGTCAATTGCTTAGGGTTTTTGATAAGATACCTGTAAAAGCTTTCGGTCAAGAGGTTTCAGGTAATAGAATTATATATTCTAATTTTCAAGATAAACACACGCCACCAATTAATTTAAATTATAATGTAGCGGTTACTAATAAGTATCAATTTGAAGCTGATCAACCAGGGCAGCTTATTAATTCTACGCAATATAGAACAAGTATTGTAGAATACCCAGAGCATACTGTAAAGCAGGATAGAAATTACCAAGTAGGAATTGTTTTGTCAGATAGATACGGAAGAACATCTTCTGTTTTACTTTCTAGCGTTGATAGTTTTTCAGATGAAAATGAAGGTATTTTTTACGGATCAACCGTTTTTAATAAATACATAAATAAAAGTCAATTTGATTCTGATTACGCGCCAAACGATTGGCAGGGCGATTCTATTAAATTAATATTTAACGACACTATAAACACAGCTCCAAACCCAATAACGCTTTATCCAGGTGTTTATAATGGAGACTCAACAAAACCTGAATATAATCCGTTAGGTTGGTATAGTTATAAAGTTGTAGTAAAACAATTAGAACAAGAGTATTATAATGTATACCTACCTGGTATACTAGAAGGCGATCCTAACGCAGCCACAACTGCTGGTAATCCAACTGGTACAATAGCTACAATACCTTTAATAGGTGATAACGTAAATAAAATTCCTAAAGAATTAACAAATGTAAATCCTACTCAAGAACAATTTACAAGTAGTACTGTTTTATTCCCAAGAGTTACAGCTAATTTTGTTAATGGCAATGATCCTACTTTTAATGAAGCGTTTTTCCCTACAAGTAGAGGTGTTAATGTAGCTGCTCTAGGTGATTATAGAGATTTGTTAAGAGAAAAAAATGGCGATCCTATTGACGCGCTACCTGATGTTTATGAATCAACAACAAACCCTTTAGTAGCTAGGCTTGCGACTGCTGATTCTGGAGTAGCTTATTCAAGTGATATCCTAGGAAGTTTTCCTTCAACTCAACCCACTCAACCATATCCTTTTTATTTAAGTGTTTTAGAAACAAACCCTGTAGTTTCAAGAATAGAATTATATTATGAAACTTCTACATCTGGAATTATACAAGATTTAAACCTAGCTACTATAGAAGGCGAAGATATACCAACGGATTTAATTAACTGGGATTTTAATTTAAACGAAAGCGATCCTGTTGGCACTGCTATAACAGATCCTTTTCACTTACAAACTACAGATCCGATTTTTGGTCTTATTGAAGCTAAAGACGTTACGCTTAACAGTTGGAATGTTTTTGATGAAAGCGGTAATGATAGATTTAATGATTTTGAGGTAATTAAAATTAATAAAAATACACAGGATTTAAATGGCAATGCAACAAACTATGATAGATTTTATTTAAAATCAAATAATACTTTTGTGTTTACGTCAGAATCTATAGGCGCTTCTGGTAGTTTTGTATTTGATTTTAATTTTAGTTTAACAGGCGAAACAGTAAGCGAAAATTTTGCTAGAGAAGGTGATTTAGGTAATGCCGCTCCTGTAATATTAGCCACGGATGGTTCTGCAAACCTACCAACATCTATACAAATAGATTCTAGTGTAGTAGATATATATCAATTTACAGGTAAAAATGGTTCTGTCAGTCAAAATCAAGGTGATAGAATTATAGATTTATTTTGGAGTATAATTTCAGGAAATGAATCTGGAAACTTTAACATTACAGCTAATGGTCTTTTACAGGCTATTGGTGATAATGTTACTGGTAGTTTTAATTTAACAATACAGTTAGAAGACGGTGGTGGGGCAAGTGACACATATTTGCTAAATATTACTTCAGATGTTATACCTAATCTTACTTTTACTAATGATAATTTTTGGTGTACACCTATTGCGCCAATAACTCTTAGCACTGGTAATGGTAGTAGCTCTGGATTTTATTGGACATCTTCAGCTGACAATGCTCAGTTGAACGAACCATATTTAAGAAGTGTAACTCCTAGTTTACAGCTACCTAGCTTGTTAAGTGGATATGACACTAGATCACAGACAGCGCAACAATCAGGCTGTGGCATGTTTACTTTTTCTAATACTAATTTTACCAGCAAAGGAAACTACACTGATAACTTAGTTGTAAACCAAAGTCCACAAGCTAATACAAACCTACAATCAGGAACCGCGTTTGTACAGGTTACGGCTAATACTAGACAACCTTACTATAGCGATGCGTCAGGCAGCGGCATTGGTCAAGGCTGCATAAATGGTTTTGATGGTTTATTAAAAGTTACATTTCCAATAGTGTTACAATATAGAGACCCTAACAGCTCTAGCTATCCAAACAATTGGGTTACGGCTATTGATACTGAAGGTGTAGACTGTACTTTTGGAGGTGAGCAACAAACTAGTAGTAACCCTAGACTTGCTTATAATAATAACTTTGGTTTTTCTAAATCAGGTGTATTAGTTGAAAGAAATATATCCAGCTTGTCTACGCCTGGCGGAAATCCAGGCGATACATCACAGGTTAATATACAAATGTTTAAAGAAGGATTAGACAGTTGGCAGCAACCTTATGAACAAACAGGTGGTGGAGATAATATAGAAAATGGAGAGCAACAAGTTTCCGGTTGGACTATTAGTGTTAAAAATGGTGGCGAAATAATTAATCCATCAACTTTTAAAAGAATACCTGTAAACATGGTTACTACTCAAAGTGCCATTAGATTTTTTGATTTATACTTAACAAGAAATAACTCAAACGCAACAACGCCTTTTACTGTAACTGTAAGAGTTAATGGCGAAGACGCTGTTACAAAATATGTTACAAATAATAATTTTAATAATTCTTATAAACTCAACTTAATAAATGTCGATGCCCCGCTTGGTTCGCTATTTACAGTTTTTATAGAAGCTGATAGTGATATATCTTTTAATGAAATAAAATATGAATTAATAGACGGTAGAAGTGGTCAAGCTAGAACAATTTCAGAGTTTCCTACATCTTTTGAATATGTAGCTACTTCTTCTACAGATGCGGTTTACACAACTGTTTTAGCATCTGAATCTAAACTTACAAAAACTTTTGCTTTTGGTAGAGATCAATACTACAACGAAAGACCAGATAGATTTGGTGATTACAGACTTATAGTTAGATATCCTTTTGGAGATTACCCAGCGCCTGTTTCTTCAACGTGTGTTGGTAATGGTTTAGCTACAGTAACGCCTACTGGTTGCCCAGACAACGATGTGTTTAAGTCTACAAACAACATTGATTTTAGTGATGTGAAAATGCAATACGGTGATTTCTATAATCCTGTAGCAGCTGGAAAACCTTGTTTACCTACAGAGTATAGTGATATTATTAATCCTTCTTCTTACGAATATAAAATATCTACAATACCTACTAACAATACAGACGAAAACACAGCTGTAGAATTAGCTTCTAGAATACTGCCTACAAGAACTGTATACGCTAGAGAGTGGCATTGTAAATATATAACAAAGTTATATACAGACGCCGCACTTCAAAATGAAGTAACAAATTTAGTTAGTGGTTGGTATAGTTATTCTTTAGCAACTGACGTCTCTAGAGTTGAAACTAGTGGCACACAAAGTTATGACTTTGTATTATCACAAAATGATAGATCACATTCTCAAGAGCGAGGAGCTACGGTTGCTAGTATAGATTCTAACGAAGAAAGAAGATGGGTAGCTTATTTTGCTAATGGTGTTAAGCGAGCTGCATCAGCCGTGCCTAATATATTTGGAACAACCGGTTTTAGTGATATAGATGATGATAACGACGATGCTTGTGTTGGTGTTAATATATACCCACAAAATTATTTTGATAACGAAAATCAATTTGATGGTCAAGAAAAAACATTAGTGTATACTACCTGTGGTGGCGTTCCTAGTATAATAATATTTGGTCCTAACGGTATTATTGGTCAAAATACACAAGAGTATTTTACAGTTTGTTTAGATAGAACTAAACTTATAACCGTAGATAATCAACAAATAGATCCAGAAATTGATTCTGATAGCGATTGTAGTTCAGGTTTGTTTGATTCTGATTTAAATAAGCGAACGGACTAACTAGAGTAATATAATAAAAAAATAAGTGATAATAAAATATGCCAGCTATAATAGAAGTTAAGTATTTTAACGCGTTTATATTAAGAAAAACATACAACGCAGGTGATGTTCCTACTTGGGGTGGTTCTAGGGGTGATAATACTTATCCTCAGGCAGGCTTACAATTTGATACTAAATCTTGGTTTGTAGAAGAGGCTAGAATAAAAGGCGGGTTTAATAATACGTCTGTAAGTTTTGGTACTAAAGCTTATTTAGTAGAGGAAGAACCACAAGCCTCTAAAAGAATTAACGCTCTTATATACTCTGGTATATTCAACTCTAGAACTGGTGTTAATAATACTAATCAATTTCCGGCTGATAAAGATATAAGTAAAGCTGTAGATCCTGCAAATGGCAGTATACAAAAGCTGCATGCTGAAGATACAAACCTTATTATATTTCAAGAAAATAAAATTAGTAGAGCTCTTATAGATAAAGATGCTATATATTCTGCTGAAGGTGGGGGTAGCGTTACGTCTTCAAATTTAGTTATAGGTCAAATAGTTCCTTACGCTGGTAACTTTGGTATAAGTAAAAACCCAGAAAGCTTTGCTGTATACGGTTTTAGAAAGTACTTTGTTGATAAAAATAGAAACGCTGTGCTTAGATTATCTCAAGACGGTCTTACAGAAATATCTAATTATGGTATGAAAGACTTTTTTAGAGATCAATTAACTTCTTTAGATTTAATTGTAAAAGAAAGGGGTAGAAAATCTGGTAAAATTATAGGTGGTTGGGACACATATACAAAGCAGTACGTTGTATCTATGCAGCCGTCTGTTGATAATGAAAAACTAGCAGAATACGATAATTATAAAACACTTTCTTTTGATGAAGACGTAAGAGGTTGGACTAGTTTTTATAACTATAAACCTTCATTTATGTTTAGTTTAAAAGGTAAATTTTATACTACACCAGTAGATTCAAGTAGTATAAATAGCGGGGTTTATCTTCATAACGCACCGGATATAGACCCTGATTCACCTAGAGCTAATTTTTACGGTAGACAATATAATTCTAGTATAAAATTTATATTTAATCCTAAAGTTAGTTTATCTAAAAACTTTAAAACAATTAACTATGAAGGTAGCAATGGTTGGCAAGTTGATTCTTTTATTTCTGATACAACAGGATTAGGATCACCTAATATTAATCAATTGGATCCTAAAGCATCTGCTAGTCAAGACACTACAGCTGTAGTACTAAGTTATAACGAAGGTGCTTACGATTCTTATGGAAATCAAGCACCTAACCAATTGATACCACCAGTGTTTCATGCTGGCTTTAATAGAAAAGAAAACAAATATATGGCTAATTTAATTAGCACTAGCGGGCCTGCATATGGCGAAGTATTGTTTAACGGTTCTATGACTGGGATTAAAGGTCAATTTGCAGAAGTAACAATGAGTACAGATTCTACAACAGATCCAGGTAAAATGAAAGAACTTTTTGCTGTATCATCTGAGTATGTAGACTCTGCGTATTAAATTAAATTATATGATATTAAATACTAATAAAGAAAAAGATTGGGAATGTAGATTAGAAAACGCTCAATCTTTTTATCCTACTATGTTAAAGTGGGCAAAGCAGCATAATTTTAATATAGTTCCAATAGAGTTAATGCCTTGGGATGTTTTTGTATTAAAAGAAAAAGGTAAAGACGTGTATTGTACTTCTTTATTTGTAGCAGATCATCTAGCTTTTACAGTGTTTCCTTTAGGAAATAAAGATGTAGAAGCTACTGCAGGTGGTTTAGCTTTTGTGTTTGAAACAATAGAAAAATATTGTAAAAAGTTAGATATACATATACTAGCAACAACAGTTGGTGAAACAAAATATAAAAGATTTTTAGAAAAAGTAGGTTGGTCTTGCACGGGTTTAGTTTGTGAAGATCATTACATGAAAATAATAACTTAACTATGGGAGATGCAGGAAGGTCAGTACAGGCAGGTGCGCAGGTAGCGGTAGCTGGTATGCAAATACTTTATGCTGAAAAGCAGGCCAAAAGAGCTAGAGAAAGAGAGCGAAAGCTTAAGGGTGAAATGGCAGAAGTTAAAAACTCTAGGCCTGATATTATAAATCCATACGAAGGTATAGAAGATTTAGGTAAAACTTTTGGAGATGCTTCAGGGGTTTTAGACGATCAATCTAGCCTAGCCATAGACGCTAGTGGAGGTTTTTCAAATCCTTTTGCCAACATAGGTGTAGCAACTGGAGCAGCGGAGTTTGCTGCAGAGCAGGCTGATATATCGCTAGCTAATACACTAGATACTTTAGCAGCTACAGGTGCTAGTGCTGGTGGCGCGACTGCCTTAGCTCAAGCCGCATTGCAGAGTAAGCGTGGTATATCTAATGATATACAAAAACAAGAAATGCAAAACGCTCAGCTTAAAGCTCAAGGCGAACAAAATTTACAGCAAAGAGTTGCGGCTGAACAAGCTAGAGTACAAGGTGTACAGGTATCTGAAGGTGTAAGACTTGACTCTGCAGAACTTTCAGAAGCTCAAAGAACTCAAGCTATGGCTTATCAAGAAGGTCAAAGGCTTCAAAACGCAGAAGCTATGGGTGCTGAATATATGTTTGCGCAAGAAGAGCGCAGAACTATAGACGATTTAAATAGATTAAACTCTCAAATAACAGGAGCACAACAAGCACAACAAGCTGCCCAATCAGGTACAATGACAGCTCTTGGAAATCTAGGCCAAGGCTTAGGAAATCTAGGCGCTAGCTTTACAGATTAACAAACAAAAAAATATGGCATTACCAACATTCACAAGAACATACAAATCGGTTGACGTACCAAAAAACGTAGCGCCAGTTAATTTATCTCAGCAGTTTGCGGTTATGTCTGCGAACATGAATAAGCAGTTTGTAGCGCAGCAAGAAGCCGCTTTAAAAGCTCAGACAGCACAAGCTAAAAGAGCTTCTGATTTACTTGAATATGGTTTAGATTTTAGCACTAGAAATCAATCTGATTTGTACAAAAACCTACAAGAAGCTGGTGTTAATAATCCAGAGTTGTATAAGGTAGCTGACAATCATATAAATGAAATGACTAATTGTCAAATTGGTGCTAAAAAATCTACAAGCAGAGAAGATCAAGCCGCTTATTTACAATGTGTTGCTTATCAAAAACAAAAAGTAAACGAGTTGGTATCTTTAACAAACGAAGGTAGAGCTGCTGATCAATTGTTTGCTGAAGATTTTGCTAATGGATTTAACACCGTTGGTAGACAAGGTGGTGTGGCTACAGCTGGTAATATATCTTTTGGTCCTGAAGAATCCGGTGTTGATTTTAATAAATACCAATTAGGTATGTATGTTAGAAATGGCATTGGTAAAAACCTTAAAGAAGAATTTTTTGTAGAAGATGGTGTGTACAAGATAAAGTATACCAGTGATAATATAACTCAAGCAGGTTATAAAGACGGTATGGTTGTAGACGCAAAAGAATTTTTAGGTTTTCAACCTGAAACTGTACCAAAGTCTAATGAAGATATTGATGATAAGTTAAAAAATATTTGGAGTAAAGCCAAAGGTGCTAACGCTGTATATCAAGATCCTCTTGTTGTAGAAGGTGAGATAAGTGCTGATGGTATTTATGTTACTGAAAAAATAAAATTTAAAAAAGAAAACTTCTTTAAAGACGTTGCTAACGCTGTTGATCCTGTAGCGGCTGGTAATTTAGCTTCTGGAAATCAAGCAGAAATAGATTTACAAACTACACTTATACCTCACTTCGTCGCTAAGTATAGCGAAAAAGATAAAGACGGTAATGAAATAGGAACCTTTACACTTGGCGTTGGTGATGAGGCAAAGACTGTGAAAATATCTAAGCTTAAAGAATTTACATTAAAGCAAGGTAGCGGTTCTTCTGGTGGTAACAAATGGGATTCATACTCACAAGGTTTATACAAAGAACTTTTTAGAAACTACGCTTTTGATTACACTGGTGTGGCAAAAACTATAAGTAAAAATGATAAAGGTGCTTACTTTGTAAGTGGTAATACTACAAAATATAGTGGACCAAGAGGTGGAGGCCAAGGTACTCCCGCTGCTAGCCCAGCTACTATAGAAAAAATAAATGCTATTGAAATACCATTTGGTGATATGCCTGGTCCTGCAACAGAATCTGGTGAAAAACCTAGAAGACCTGTAGATATAGTAGCATTGTTAGGAAATTTAAATGCAGAAAGATTTTATGCTCAAGGAAAAATTTATAAAAATCCAGATGGCGTGATGGCTGTTGATATTAGTAAATCTACTAAAGGTAGAACTAGCGGTCCTAAAGCTACGCTACGTGCTGACATGACTGCTGATCAAATTAGAGACATACTAATAGAAATAGAAACAGGGCAAGACGCTCCTGAAAGAGAAAAACCTCTTTTACCTGGTTTACAATAAAATAAAAAATTAAATTATGTTTGAATACGAAGGTTTTCAATATACGTTAGACGAAGTTACTAAAGCTGCGGAAAGCGAAAAAATATCTGTAGACGAGTACGTTGGTAAGCACGGTCTAAAAAACGTTGAAGTTACAGAAGAAATACAAACTGACCCTACAGAGGGAAAGACAAACGGTGCTGTGGAAACGGATGCGGCTGTAGCACCAGTAACAACTCCAAGCAGAGCATCCATGATTGTAGATGCTCAACCA